CTGTATATTTCCAAGCATCTTTAAGATGTGCAACAACCTGGTCTTTCAATACATCATGCTCAACCTTTTCTAGTTTCACTTTCATTACTTCTAATGTAGGCGAGGCATTATATTCTTTCTGGTATTCTAATATTGTAGATACAATCCATTCATTTGCATCTGATTCAAAGTACTTCGGACTAAGGATATCTGAAATTTGTTGTAGAAATGATTTATCTACTAACAAACTTGTTATAACTTTAATCTGAAATGCGTATCCGTAACTACTTAATCTATCTGTCATGCATTAATTATAATAATTTATTTTCAAATAACCTAATCTTTACCCAACGAAGCAAATGCATTCAGTGAATTGAATGATGAATTTAACCAAGAATCTAAATCTTTGATAACTGTATACATTTTATCGGCCATAAACATTTTCTTAAACTCGTAAGTATTAAGTTTGTCTATATCACCTTGCATCTTATCTAATGTTATCATTTTAGCACCTCCATGTATATCAACTTCCTTTAACTGCATAAGTCTATAATTAAGGTCTAATAATTCTTCATTCTTTGAAACTAGTTCATGCACTTTATATTTCTTTTCTACATTTGTTGCATGTTCAACTAGTTCTTGTATTGTCACTTCTCTATTGTCAGTAAACATAGGAAAATGTTTAATTAGGCTCTTAGGTCCTACTCCTTTAAGTCCTGGTATATTATCGGACTTATCACCGATAAAAGAACGATACACCAAGTAGTTCTTTGAGCTAAACCCAAATTCTTCTTGCATCACACTTGGAGTGTACATCTTCTTTTTTATGGGGCTCCATACTGAAATTCTATTATTTACTAACTGAAGGAAGTCTCTATCTGTTGAACAAATTGTAACTCTATTTTCATCTTTAGTATATACTTCATTTGCAATATATGCCATTATATCATCTGCTTCTACATTGTCAATAGATAATGTAGTAACAGGTAAGCAATTTAGATATTGTACCATTCGACCAAATTGTTTTTTCATCGAAGCAGATTCATCTTCTAATGAAGCAAATTCTTGATACCTATTAAATGCTGTCTTGTTAGCCCGATTTGCTTTGTATTCCGGAAATAGTTCTTTTCTTCGTTTAGATCCACCCTTACCATCAAATACAATTACACATCTTGTTGGCTTTATCTTACGGATAACGGCGGCAACAGATCTTAAAAAACCTGTTACGCCGCCTATATGTTGTCCGTCGTCATTAAGAGCCGGCACGGCTGAAAACACTCTAATGAATGTATTCAGGCCGTCGATCACTAAAAGATGGCTGTCCTTACTTGATCCTTTACCTTGCTCTCTTTCCCTTTCTACTTCTTGTAGTATGTCAAAAAAACGTCCTTTCATTAGCCCTCTTCGCTAACAAATTCTTCATCTATTTGAACATCATCAATTCCAATGTCCTCGCCCGGTTTATATTTAAGAATATAGGCTTCACATATTTGTGCATAGATTTCATCTTTCAATCCGTCGATCTCATCTAACTTCTTTTCAAAATCTTTTGATAAGAATTTAACATCTGTACCATCTTCTCTAGTAAATGTATACCATGCACCTGCTGTTCCTACTAACTTAAATTGCTTCATAACATTAAGCCAACCACCGTAGTTATCAATTCCTGATTCAAAATAGATATCATAATCAATAGTTTTCAATGGTGGACCCATTCTGTTTTTAACCACTTGGCATCTAGTTTTAATTCCGATAGCCTGATCGACACCGTCCTTTTTAACTTTGATTTGACCAACTGATTTGAGTCGTAACCTTACCGAAGCGTGAAATGGAATTGCTTTACCACCTGATGTAGTATAAGGGTCTCCAAATGCTACTCCTAGTCTAGTTCGTAATTGATTTGTGAATATTAAACAAATTTTGTTACGGCCAATCATATTGGTAAGCTTTCGCATACCTTTTGATAATATAATGGCTTTACTTGTCGCATAACCATCCTTATCAAATTCTTTAGCCATTTCAATTTTTGTAGAAGCTCCCATTACAGAATCTACTACGATTGTTACCAATCTATCTTTATTTGATTCACGAATCTTTACAACTATACTTTCGATAGCTTCGAAAATGTCTTCAATTGTTTCGAGTGGAACATATAACATCTTATTCAGATCAAGTCCAATTGCCTCTAAAAACTCTCTACTTATTGCATTTTCGGTATCTATATAAACAGCTAGCCCTCCTTGTTGTTGACAACTTGCAAGTGCATGTGCTGCTAATAATGATTTTCCTGATGCCTCTAATCCTGTAATTTCAGTAATTCTACCGACAGGAAAGCCACCTTCCTTACGATTTGAAATTGCAAGATCAAGCATAGATGAACCACTTTCAACCCAACCTTTGACTTCACTTGGAGCCGTAGTATCTCCATCCAAGAAGAATGCCGTCTGGTATCCTGTATTCTTGAACTTCTTATTAAGACTATCCGCTAATTCAACTGCTAAGGAGTCCGCTAGTTCACTCTTTGTTTTTGATTTTGCCATAAATGTAACTTTTTTTTATTCGTTAAATAACTCGTCAAATGCTGCAGATACATCATCTACTTTATTGACGCCGGCTGGTGCCGCTTCTTTCTTTGGTGCTTCTGTTGCTGCAGGTCTTGCATCTGTTGATGTACCAGTATCACTATCAGGATTCAACCATTCTTCTAATGCTCCTTTAAGATCATCATATGATGGCTCTTTAAAAATATCATCTAAGTTAGATTGATTATTTGCTGCTTGTTCAGCAACATTTTTATCCTCTGTCATTGGAGTAACATTTGGCTTTACTCTAATAGTAGTTTTTGGAAATGCTCCTGCCTCTGCTGGAGTAAATTCAACTAAGATATCTCTACCTCCCATTGGGTCTGAAATATCACCATAATCTGGATCTGAAATAATACCTAATAATTCAGTATATACTTGTTTACCAAAACCCCAAAATTTAACACCTTCTGATTCCGAACCTCTTACAAGGATAGGAACATATGTTCTCATTTTAGGTTCCATCTTCTTACCTAACTTCCATTCATCGGAATTACCTGATGCTTTAAGTTTTTCACAAAACTCAACAACTGGATCTGCTTTTCCGTTTGTAATTGGAGATAGATAATTTTTCTTACCTAAATCATAATGAAAATAAAGTTCTCTGAAAGGATTACTTCTGTCGTGCTGATAAGGCACAATTCTTACAATTTGTTTACCTGGTTCAGGTCTCCATAAATTGTTTCGGCGAGTGCCGGTCGTTTGTAATTGATTAAGTTTAGCCTTAATCGCGTTTAAGTCAATTGCCATTTTTTCTTTTCTTTTTTTAATGGTTAATAATTAATTAATAATATAACAACTTTATTTCGTATTTCCTAAGCATTATTGAAAAAAGTTGCAAAAAAGTTTTTAACTGCTATTTTTTATTTTTTAATTTTGAGTTTAATTATGGCTAAACTCTAATCCCTTATTTAATATAAATATAATGAAAATATCTTTAATATCCTAATTTATCCTTCGAAGAATCCAATTTTTCCAAACTCTTTCATATATGAATCAAATCCGTTATTAACGCTTTTATCAAAATTTGGACTAACCTGTCGTACAATATCAACTGCCTTATCATAAAATTCGTCAGCTTCTTTTTTGTTTCCTCCTGGAAAATCATATGCATCTTCTGGAATGCCACTTCCCATATAACGACCCAATCCATATCCATACTGAGGATACTCATTATTAAGTGCTATTAATTCTGTCTCAACATTTGATATGTTAAGTGCTTCTGTTATTAATGTTTTTAGTTTAATCATTTTTTATATATCTATTCTTTTGTGTAAATCTAAATGTATATGTCTCAAGTCATCACCATCTGTTAATAATAATGAATTTTCATATACTGGCCAATTAATAATAAATTTCTTATCTAGTATACCATTATTAGCTTTTAGTATAATAACATTTAATGCATTAACTGTATATAATGTATTTGTTTCTTTCTTTCTATGTATCATAATTGTATTAGGCGTCTTACCGTAATCATCTGGCTTAACATTATATGTAACATATAAATCCTGTCTACTGTTAGCATCAGAAAACACAAACATTCTTTTCTCTGATATAGTGTATGACTTTTTAACATAATCTACAATCAGGTCCAGATCCTTTCTATGTGCAAACGTACATAATAATTGTGTTCTCAAAATATCTACTCCTTCTCTATTATTTTTATTCCGCCCTGACTAATTGTAGATAGTTTAAAATCTTTAGTAATCTTAATATCATTCTTTCTAAATACTATAAACGGTATTTCTTGTCCTACTGTTTTATCAACTGTATTTTGTATATCGATTTCTAATTGTTCTGGATTTCGTATATATTCAATTCTTCTTAGTCTTGTAACTATATTTTCTAAGCCGGCTTCACTTTGTATGTTTAGTGTGACTTTATTTTTTATATCTGCAGGAACTTCATCGATTGTAAATGATTTTGGTTTTACATTTGGACCTCTCATCACAATCATTGTATATCCTTTTGCATCCGCTTGAGCAAAATCATTTAATGATTTATACCCAGCTATAAATTGTTTTAGATCTGTTTTATTAAATTCACCGCTTCGTATCTTTTGATATCTACTAGTTAAATATTTAGAAAATTCTTTAACTTCGTTGTTATCGACATTTTCAAATGCATCTGCTGCATCTAATTCTTCCATCATATCTAATGTTGCAATAAGTTGTTTCCAGAAAGGAAATCTTACAACATTACCTTTTGTTCCTAATCTAATTGCTGCACTATCGCTAACACGATAATCTTTAACTTCATATTTATTTGAACCAACTGTTAGATCAAAACTTTCTCCACCACCGCTTACTTTTGCACCTTTAATAAAGGCTGCTAAAAATATTTCTCCTCTACCTATACCTTTAGGTTCTAGATTATATAATTTTGCACCTAAGCCTTTTGTATAATCATCTTTGTCTATTTGTTCTACAGAGCTTCTACTATATAATATTTTTAAAAATTCTCTTTCTTCCTGATCAGTCATATTATCGAAAAAGTTTTGTAACATTATATTTGTCGTTCCGCCTGGCATGCCTGCTAAGAATTCTCGGAACTCATCCATTTTAGGTTGCAGTAGTGCTAAAAACTCTTGACTTAAATTGAAATCTTCTGTAACAGCTTCTTCTAGATCTTTTACTGGTTTAGCGTCATGAAATGCTTGATCTAATTGATCTACTTCATTTACAAAGAAACTTCCGTTTAAATTATTTTCTGCTAGTATTTCATGAAGAATGTCCATCTCTGCTTTCGAATATGGAGCATTTGCATAACCGTTGGGTAGTCTGTAAAACCACTCTTTTATAATTGAATCTCTATCCATTGACAAACCTTTTTAATAAATATCAAGCTATCCGTGAAGTCATG